TTAAAATAATACTTAGATTATCATAATAATTTTAAATTAACTACTCTCTAAAAATCCATATCCTTTTGCCACAAAATCAAATGTTCTGTCAACAACAGAGCCACTACTGTTTTTAAATTTAATGGTAAATCCTGTGGCAGACTTACTGGTTATCTCATAAAAATCCCCAGTTGCTAAATTACTAGCACTTATTCCAAGACCTTGCAACTCTTTGAAAGCTGGTGAGAATGTTATTGCTTTACCACCAGAAGCGGTTGTGCTTGCTGTATCTGCAACTGCAACAGTTCTATCTGGCATATCAATACTTGCTGACAACACAGAAATCGCTGGTGTTGAATCAGCATTAGTTGTCGTTAATTTAGCTCTCAACTTAATGTATCTGGCTTTATAATTACCTAACACATAATCTTGATAATCAGTATAGGTAGAATTGTCGTTAGAGGTCGATATTTGGATTTTAGCAGTAACATCATCTTGCTCGGTGGAGTTACCATCAAAATTACCTTCTTGGCTGTCAAATAGTCCTTCAAAGCTGTCAAACAAGCTGTTTGCGTTAAATCTTGTGCTGGTCATTGATGTTGTTACATATGAATTATAAATTGCTCCTAAGTCAATAGGATTAGTGCTAAAATCGTAAAAACCATCAAGATTGTTTTGAACTTCACCACCATCATCAAAGTTACCCACAGCACTATCAAAATTACCAGTATGGTCATCAAATAATTCTCCTAAAAGAATTTGTAAAAAATTAACTCCATCTCTTTCGACCACTTCGGTATCTGTTTTTGTTCCAGCAAAACCTGTTGATTGTGTTGTGGTCGTAACAGCATTAAAGTCATCTGCTATCTGATTTCTTATAACTACTTTTTTTGTTGATGTTTCCGAAGTTATCCCTAGAACATCAACAGCTTTTATCATATATGTTCCAGTTTGAGCTGGTAAAGATATTACATTCGTTGCCATAGATATATTATCAGCTACAACACTTGCACCAGCATAAATAGGACTTGATGTGGCTGGAGTATGTCTAATAACATAATGTGATAAATCTAATTCTTCATTGGCAGTCCAAGAACATACTGCTAAATTATTAACAATATTTACAGCAAAATTAGACACATCTGCTGGTGGAGCTGTCTTACCGACAACTTCGTGATTTGCAGAAGCAAAATCAGATGATACATTAAAAGCATTAATACTTCTTGCTCTGACTTCATAAGTCATACCATCTTCAACATCTTTTAATTCAAATCGCATAGATGTACCAAGTGTCTTTGCTCTGCCTAATGATGTATATTCGGTATCTGTTGCAGTATTTTTATACTCAACTTCTATTTCATTGGTTGTGCCTTGACTAGATGTTACTTTAATCAGCAATATTGTAGAAATCACTCCAGAATATGCTCTTAAAATATCAGATAATTCAATTGCTGGTGCTGATACTGTTTCTGCTGTTGGCAGAATGGTATTATCAGATATAAAAGTTGATTCTTCTGCGTTCCAATCAAACACACTAGATGATGTTTCTTGCAACACTAAATCAATTCCAACATCATCTTGACTGGACACAAAAGTCCAGTCTGCAACTTGAAATATTTTAGAACTAAAGCCTAGCCTAGAATTATTGATAGTAACTGTATCTCCCACCTGTAATTTAAAAGCAGATAACTTACATGGTGCTTGGATAACCATTTGTTGTCTGTTTTTAAATAACACAACTTTAGCAATTCTTTGAGCCATTGTTGATGATATAGTAAAAGGCAGATCAATATTACCAAATATAGTTTCATCATTATCTTCACTAACAAATGTGGTTGAAGTTACCATTGGATAGTCTGATGGTTGCCAATTACTCTCTGGGCTAGTAAATATACCTTTTACAGTATTAAATAAATTTCTTCTAGATTGTTTGGTTTGAATCGTTATGCCACCTCTAAAATCATCTTCATCTAAAGTTATTGAAGGAGCAATATATTTACCACCAGCTAATAAAAACTTTCCATTTGAATAACTTAATATTCCAAGCATAGAGCCTGTAATTTCATCTATAGCTGTCATTGGCTCTACATTAGAGAATACAATACCATTTGCTTCATATCTATTTTCTGTTCCACCAGCCGACAAAGTAATATCTTCATCACAAATATTTGCAACTGTAGTAAATGATGTTGTGTCTATTTGAGTTGTGGGAACAGATAAACCAAATCTAGTATCAGATAAATAATCATATAAAATTAATGCTGGATTTTTTGAAAATGCAGTTGAGCCTGTTCTAAAGTCTAAAACTTTCTTTCCTTTTATTTCTGCACTTATATTTGGAATACCTTGTGGGAATACATCTGCGTCATATTTTAACTTAACATATAGATAAGCTATGCCAGACAACATATGGGAAGCAGTCCATTGTGATACTTCTGAAACTAAGTCTGCGTCTGCTTGTTGTGTATCGCTACCCAAATGTTGCTTTATTCTTACTGTTAATTCAGAACTGTCAGAAAATGTTTGTGTTGCTACTATTGCATAACCAGTCGTTGTTGATGTACCAGATAAAAATGGTAATGGTGTATTTGGATTATTTCTGTATGGGGTTATTCTTGTCTGAACTATGCCAGATGGAGTTGGTTGTCCATATTGTATCGCTGTTGCTCTTACATCTGTTCTTAATCCTTCCGATATGGTAACAGCTAAAGTGTGTCTTGAGCCAGAAGCAGAAGAACTTCCACCAGAAGATATACCATAAGTTACAGCATTTATATTTAAAGTATCTGAAGTGGACACAGAAAATGCAACATCTGACACCAAAGTTATAGATGTTGTTCCTCTTGCAATACCTTTGCCATTAACTATTTGATAACCACCAAAAGGTAAAGAACGGTTAAATTTAATATCTACATATTCAGATATTATTAATGTTCTAGTTTTTTGAGTGAATCTTGATTCTGTTGCATATTTACTTGGGCTTGTTACTTTGAATTGAGTTATTCCATTACTATCTGTTCCAGCACTTGCCAGAGTAAGCTCATCTTCTCCAAAATAAACTTTATCAATAGATTGTATTTCGTGTGAAGCCATTTGAACAACAATATGCAAATCTTGATTGTTGTTTGTTGATTCCATAAATAATATTCCACCAGATTTTTTTGTTTCTCCATAAACAGTATCTCTAGGAATGATTGGCTGTTTAACCATTTCTGTTCTTGATTGTAATTGTGCCGAATAGTTTGCTTTAGGTTTTTTTGCAAGGACTTTTGAGAGGACAGCAGATACAGCAATATTAATAGCTGTATTGATTAAAAAAGCACCAAAAGGAGTAGCATAAGCACTAATAACTAATTGACCAACTTTACTTCCTGCTATTTTTGCTATGGTATCACTCATTATAAATAGTGCCTTTTAGTTTTAAACTGTTTGTATAGTATTTCACTTTTATAACCTCTTTTCCACTTTACTATCTTATCTACACCAACTAAATTGGTAATGTGTCGTCTTGTTTGTATAGCTATGTTTTTTGCGTTTTCTTTAGCAACAATGTCCATTTGCCATATTATATTACCACTATTCCATTTTCCAGATCGTATATGACCTGTGTTGAGCATATGTTTTTCTTCTTCTTCGTTAAGAAAAGCCCAGCTAGAAAAGCCAATTACTTCATTGTTTTTTTTAAAAACCTTGTATTGATTTACATTAACTGACTGTAGTATATGATGAAATATCTCAAGATTAGTAAATTCTTCATATATGTTAAAATGTTTATACAGTTTAATTATAGGTGTAACATCTATCATACATTACCCACCACCCCAAATTATTTCTTTATCTTGCAAGTCATCTACAAACTCAAGTCCTTTGTCATTTGGAAAAAAATGTTTTTGGTCTTGGTCGGTATATCTAAAATCAAGTGGTCGTTCTAATGATATAAGTTTACTTTCAATGCTGTATTCTATAGTTGATGTTTCTCCTTGTTCTGCTATTGCAACACTATCTACAAAACCAGAAAAAACTTGATATGGATCATCTACAATAGCAAGAGCATTACTTGTGGTTGTTAGCACTCCAAAATAAACATTTACTACTACTCCTTGCTGTGTTTGTGTCAATGCACTTGCTAGAACATCAGTATTTAAACCACTAGCCGATACTTTTATTCCAGTAGCTTTGGTTTCTGCTGATTCTTGAACTTGACCTATTGATAATAAATTACCTAAACCAGAGTATGTTTGCCCTAATATAGAAAAATCTCCATACCCTGTCCATATTCTCAAGGTTTGCGTGTACAAAAATTCTACTGCATAAAATGGTCTAGTTTGAGTGCTAGATAATTGCGTAGAAAATGTGCTACCAATCGTTCTAGCCATAATGATTAACCTTTAGACTTAGTGGCTTTTTTCTTGGTTGCTTTTTTCTTGGTCTTGGTTTTAGCTTTAGTTTCTTTTGGCTCGTCAATCTTAACTTCGATTGCTAAATTACTATTTAAAAAATTTGTCGCAATATCTTTTTGCCATTGTTTTTCGCAATCGATTATTTCATCTGTTTTGTAAATTCTAGTTGCGTTACCAGATTCGTTGCAAGAAGCCTTTACATCAGCCATCATTTTTATTTTCATATTTCTCTCCATTATTCATTACATAATATTATTAAAACACTATCTAATCAATATAAGAGTGAGGAGCAGACAATGAGCAATCAAAACCACTCCCCACAAACTTATCAGATATTATGCGTCTGTTGAATCAATAGGATTACCCAATACAGCTTGAACACTTATCGGTGTTCCTGTGCTGTGAGTTCCTGTTGCGTCAATTTTAACCCTCACATATCTCTTACCACCGATATAACCAATTTGGCTTGTCTGTGGTGTCTCGCCATTTGCGTCTAGTGTCAAGAAAATACCAGAGCTATCAACACTTGTCTCTGTTACAGATGTAGAGCTTGTAACAGCAGAAAATGTAGAATCATCATCTGATTCTTGTAGTATAAATTCAAACTTCACACTACTTGATAATGTATCTCCTTCAATACCAGAGTTCACAATGAACATTACTGATTCAAAACCAATCGTATCTACAGTAGTTCCATTTGTATCTGCTGTAAATATTTTTGCGTCTTGACAAGTAACTGCCTTAGTTCTATTTGAAATATCTCTCATAATAATCTCCCTTATGCAGAAATGTTTTGTAGTCTAATCGCTTCCGCTAAAACTACAGCACCACCAACTCTTCGTCTGGCGACATAACGAATATTACCACTTGTTGCTTGTGAGAATGGATCTCTCATTACTGATAGATTTACTCGGTCAACAATAGTATAGGCTCTTGAGAAATCTCCATAAGCTATAGGTTTAGCTGATCCGCCAACATCTGGCATATCTTCAGCTAAAATATATGGCTTACCTAAGATTGTTGATGGAGTGCCACCAACATAACTCATAGCATTGACAAATATTTTTTGACCTTCGGTATCTTCTAACTTTAATACATCAGCAAATGTAGCTCTGTTCATCACAAAAGTTGCGTTTGCCATATAGTCAGACTTGATAGCCATTGTAAGGTCAACAAGACCATTTGCAGTTAAAGCTGTACCACTTCCAGAGTTGGTTGTGCCAACACCAGCAGTTGTATCAGTAAAGCCTTGTGGTCTACCTACAGAGTTACCAGATACAAATGCAGTACCTTCTGCTTTCGCAAACTGTGTACCAAACTCTTCTGACATCTCTGATTCTAAATCAAACGCAGAATCTTCCAACATAGCCTGTGAAATATCCACTAAAGCATAAAGCTCATGTGCGTCTATTTGCATAAGACCTGTGGTATATCCTGTTGTTTCTGATCTAGTACCTGTTTCTGCAACAAACGAAGCAGAGAATTGACCTGTTCTTTTAGGAATCTCAATACCTCTGTTTGATGTAGTTCTAACTCTAGCTATAGAACGAATTGGAGAAATCTCGGTAACACCCTTTATTAAGTCTGCTACATATTCTGCTGGAGCATAGAAACCACCTAATGTATCGTCTGATTCATAAAGTGCTTTCTTCTCAACTTCATCTATTTCCCCTTTTCTTAGCCAGTTACCAAATGCTTTCATTTGAATATCAACATCTTTTGATTCGCCTGTATTTGGTCTAGCAATAACTGTTTCTAAGTTATCTAGCTTTGCTTGTGCTTCTGCTAAATTCTTTTCTTGAATCTCAATAGCTTGTTTGGTTTCAGACATTTTAGAAATGTCATCAGCCATTTTGTCTACCTTTTCAACAAGAAGTGGATCAGCAGAGCCTTTCTTTTCAATCTCGTCTAGTCGCTTTGCGTTCTCGCTTTTGAAATCTTCAAAAGTAGAATTCAAATTGTCTATTACAGATTTGATTTCATCACTCATAATAAACTCCATTAATGTTTAATTGTTTCAATCAAATGCTTAATACTATCGACAACATCTCGTTGCTCATTCACCTCTGGGTTAAATGATTTATATAATATGTTAGCACTTTGTTTTGCAACAGAACTAGACATTAATCCCACATCACGCAAGTAATGTTCTATCTCTCTCACATTCATTTCAGCTAATTTAACTTTCGTAATCTTAGCTTTTGGATTCATTGGAAAAGTTACCATTGATATTTCCATTAAATCCAAATTCGTAATTGTTCTTTTCTTTAACTTATCGCTATATTTGTAATCTTCTGGTTTTAGCCTATAGCCGATTGACATAGAATCTAATGCACCCATCTTCATCAGCTCATACACTTCCTTGCCTTTCTGTGTTCCCATAGCAAGTCTGCCTTTGATCTTTAATCCTCGCTTATCTTCTTCCAGAGAATCAATTACACCAATAGGCTCATCAGTCTTGTGCTGATACAGCAGTTTAATTTGTTTGGGTTTCTTGTCGTAGATTGATTTGGCAAATGCACCTTGTTTGATAACATCATTACCTAAATCTTTATTGCCGAATACAGAAGCATAGCCTTCAAAGCTACCATCTTCCTCTGTATCAATACCTTTATAATCACATTCAAGGTCTAAAACATCATTCACTATTTCAAAATGTTCATCAGACATAACTTAAATTCCTTGTCAAGTAAAAGTTCCTTTATGATAGCAATACTTGAGCATTAATTACAAGCAAAAAAAAAGGTGCAGAGAATTAGCAAAAACTCCACACCAAAACTTTAGCAAGTTTAAATCTTTAATAAGTTATCAATAAAAATAACCAGCATGTTCCCAATATCATAGCAAATAACAAGATACTTGCCACAATTTCCCAGCCTGTCATATATTCTTCATGTTGGTTGTGTTTATCTATCATATTAAAATACTCCTTCTAACTGTTAAAATTAATGTCCAATTCTGCATTGTTCTTGAATATCCCAAATGTGCATATCATTTGCAGACACAATATTATTTTCATAAGCAATCTGCATAACTTGAGAATTGCTTTTATTAACAATTACTGAATTTCCAATTTTTTCTTTAACTTTTTTTCTAACTTCTTTAATGTTAATCCAATCTTTCATTTGTATCTCCTAATGTTGTGGGAGCATTTCTGCTCCCTGTTAGTTTATTGAAAGCAAGAAATTACATTAAATATATTAAGACCTTTAGCAAAAACCTTATCTTTTTTTGCATGTTCTATAATAGTTTTATGTATGTTTCCTTTGCCTTTTCTAACTTGTTCAAAAGGTAAAATAACTCTTACCTTATTTCCATCAGTATCTATACCCCAACAATATGATATATCCCAGCAAGGGTGTCCAACATCACTTACTAATCTAAGCCTTGTTATTTCTTTTAAATCTTTTTCATTCCATTCTAAAGTTTTCATTTTCTTGCTCCTGTTTAAGTTTTTATTTATATATTTTTTGGCTTTACTACATCAAAACAACCCCTTTTGTACATTTCTATATGTACTAAATTTTGAACTTTTTCTACATTAACTCTTTCAGATGTTTTTGATATTGTATTAATTAAATGCAAATTATCATTTAGCTTTTCTAAATTGCTATTTTCTACTTTTGATAAATTACAATTTTTTACTTTTTCTAAAAATTTTTGTACTTTGCTCATTTTCTTGCTCCTATTTAAGTTTTTATATAAGTTGTTATTAACTTATATATAAAGTATATATAATAATTATATATATGTCAAATATATATATAAATAAATGTGGTTGTAAGTGTTTGATTTGTTTAGGTATTTAAAATTAATTTAAATTATTTCATCTTCAGAATCATAATATAGGGTAAAACACCGACAATTTATGACATTTAAAGCACCACCATTCATATCGCCTGTGTAATTCATTCTTTTTTCTACAAATCCACCACCAGCAATCGGTGTCATAACTTTAAACATATCATCTCGGCTGACAGTTGTGCCATTCATACCCCTGTGCCAAGCCCTAGTTCTGTCATCTAAGGCACTATTCCATTCTTTTACAGGTCTATTTAATCCTAACTTTCCAGATATTTCATGATTGGCATAATTCATAGCAGAATGCGTTTCAGTTCTAGCAATCATAGTAGCTCGATAAGGTGCAAAAGACCTGTTTTGTCGGATCAGTTTTGCTATTTGTGGTATAGATAAACCATCTGCAATTCCTTTCTTTATCGCTTGTCTTAATTGTTTTCTTGTGGTTTGCGATATATCAGCAACTTTATTGGCTGTTACTTCTGCAATATAAGTGGCAACAATAATATCTATCTCTTCTTCTTGCTTGGTTTCTCTCTGCTTAATTAATCTTTCGTTGGTGGTGGTAATAACTGAACGATAATGTGTTGATAATATTTTATATAAATCATTAGAAAAATCTTCTAAGAAAACATAATACATATCACCAAACTCAATAAACTCTCGTTCTGCTATTCTGGCTGTTTTTCTTAATAATTTTTTAGTTTTAGCATTTAGACTTTTAGAAAGATTAAGATATAGTTTTAATTGTTCTCTGTAATCTTTTCGTCTGTTAATCCTAATTTTTGACATTACTCAATTATTTCAAAGTGAACTGCGTCTATAAAGTTCATATCCCTATTCAATTTGAAATCTCCTGTTACCCAGCTACCACCCCATCTTATTTTAATATCTAGGACTTCGCAAACTTCTCCAACCACTCCAGCAACAGCTTCATAAAATTCTAGCTCCCAAGTTATCTTGCCACCATTGTAACAAACAATATCAACAGCCTTGCCTTGACAATGCAATGACTTAGCTCCAGCTTTGCTAAGACCTTCAGCTTTAAGTTGTTCGGCTCTTTCTGGACTTCTTATGCCCTCTGTAATACCAAAATCAATCGGTGTTAGCTTGATAACTTCTTTCATAACTAACTTTAAGTCTGGGTGTACTGTATCTAATTTTTCTAATGAGCCTTTTCCAAATTTAAACATAAGCTAATCCTTTGATGATAATGGGTGGTCTCTTGGCAACAAGTCTAAATCAAACTTGCCACTTCTAAATTTACCTGTTCTAACTGCATATAATAGAGCATTAACACGAGCATATGCCCATCTGTCCTCACCACCACTTGCTCTAACACTTGGTCTAACAGATTGTGGATTATTCCTGTATGCACCCACCCCTCTTTTAAAAGATGAAGCTAACATTCTAAGATTTACTCGCTTTCCCTTTTTATCTCCATGCTTTTCGTTATGCTCTTTGACCTTTTCACGCAACCCTTTTTCTACTGCGTCTGTCAAGCCATATGCACCTTTTATTTCCCTATCATCAAATGACTTTTCTCTTTCTGCCATAATCTGATTTCTTTTCTGCCTTGACCAGCTAAATCCAGAATCACCACCCCATAATGACCAAGCTATTCTTCCAGCACTTGGATAACCTTTTTGACTTGGCTTAAATCCTTGACCTTGCTTATCGACTTCATGTCTGGAAAAAAATGAGAACATTCTTAAAACTGTATCTGGCGACATTCTTTCACCACTTACGATTTGATTTGCTCGAGCAACACCCACTTGAGTGCCACCCCTATTGAACTTTTTTCGCCAGTCCAGCCCTCTCCTAGCTTCTTCTTTCATGCCTTCGGTGGCTGTTAAATCTAAATCATCTAAGGCTTTCTCTCCAACCAGTTCATCATATTCTGCGTGGGTAGAACAAGGCATATAAACAGTCTGCCCATCTTTATCCATTGTATGTGTGCCAGTACAACCAATTACTTCGGCTCTATCCAATGCTTCTTGCTCATTATCAAACACATCTTCTTCCAACATTTCTTTTCTTTTCTTTGGCTTCTTTTTCTTTTTCGGATCGTGGTACTTTTCCTCTGTATCTTTTCCATAAAGTTCTTCCCATTCATCTTCATAAAACTTAGATTCATCTTCATCTTCGTCTGGCTGTGAAGGTGGAGAATCATCTACCTCGCCCAATGGGAATAAGTTTGAAGGTACTAATAAGCTATCGCCACCATCTATTGGCTCAAGTCCTAGTCGTTCTCTAGCTTCGTTTCTGGTCAAGATACCTTGTTGCACTCCTTGACTAACATTGGCATAAATCTGTTTGCGTTTCTCTGCCATTGCTGGAATAGAATCTATGTCATATCTAATACTTAAATCCCCATCATAAAGTGGAGCTAAGTATTCATTTAAATCTGATTCTAGTCGTTGCAGTAAAGGTATAATAGTTTCTTCATATAACGATAATCTAGCTTCTGCGACATTGGCATATGTCTGATCTGCAATACCAACTAATTGAGCTGGTACACCAAAACACAACGCAATCTCTCTGGCTGACATATTCATCAATTCAAGAAAATCCATATCCTTTGGATTTAATCCCATTTGGACATAATCAAAGTCGCCTTCAAGCAACATTGGTCGCCCAGCATTTGTACTAGAAGAAAATCTTGTTTCCAAGTCTTGGAGCAACATAGCCCTCTGGTCATCTGTCAAAGTTGCAGACGCACCTGTTTCATCTGTGGGTTGAAACTTCAACATAGCAGATGGAGTACAACCATTTTTCAATAATCCTACATTGTGCAATCCAGCCAAGTTGTGCTGGTCAATGTTATAAGCTGACGCAACAATAGGAGATAACCCATAAAAATCATCTAATGGATTCCAGAGCTTGATGTGTTTAAGCTGTGAATAACCTGTTAATGGATTGACTTGGTATGAATTAATTACCTTATTATCAATCTTGTATTGATAGGCTTCTGGAATCATAGATGTCCCTGTCTTGATATGAATCCTGTCTGGTCTAAGCAAATATAATTCTGTGGGTGCAGTTGTGTCTTTATCTTTAATCATATAAGAGTTGCCAGATATTAATAGATAACTAATCAATGAATGAAAATACTCCACTCCAGATTGCAAAGGATTTGGTCTGGCTAACAAAGAAATTAATGGGTGGGAATCTAGTTCGTTCTCTCCAGCAAATACTTTTATATTAACTGCACTTGCGTTGTTAGCAATCATAGATACGCATTTATAGACGATTGCGTTCTCTTGATAACCTTCTTTGGCATAGTCTTTGTACTTTCTATTGTTCTTGCCTTGATATGCTTGTATCTTGTTAAACAGCACTCTTGGAGCTTCTTTGGTTTGAATCTGCTCTGTTTGTTTTCTGAATCTATCAAATAATCCCATTATATAATCCTCAACTGATTCTAAAAATTGCTTTGCCAGAGTTCATCAATGATGTAATTCCCCAAACAAGTGCGTCTAATCTGTCTGGGCTTTTTACTGTATCTGGTGTGTAACTACACATTTGTTCTTCCAACCCCTTAAAATATCCCACATGGTGAACTTTCCCTTGCTCATATAATGCACTTATTGGCTCTGCTCTTAACATCTTTCCCCTTGTCGCCCTAACAGATGAATAAGGTATATTAACATCTTGCACCCTTAACAACTTTTCTATTAAGTCGCCACCATTGTTGACTTCACAAACTATTCTATCTGCGTCAAACTTATAATACAACTCTATTGCCCTTTTTATCCAAACATCTGGGCTAAATACACCAGATTTGTCTTCTAAAATGTAAAAATGATTATCAACACCTCTACCAGCAACAATAATTCCTGTTTCATCAGAATTAGAATTAGCTGTAACTGCTGGATCAACAGCAATAACAATGCGTTGCATGTCTGGTGTAATTTCTATTCTGTTCTGGTCTATGTTAGCAGAATGAAACAATGCACCTTCTATATCTTCTAATATTTCTGCGTAAAGTTCTTGTCGCCCAAGCCTTGTGCCTTCATATCTTTCTTTAAGCATTTTAATAGCTGATGGTGCAAGGTTATCTATATTCTCAAAGGTATTTCCTTTAATTATTTTGGTGTCTGATCTAACTGCTAATTCTTTGATAAGCTCTGTTGGTCTAGGAGTTGTGGTAATAATACATTTAGGAGATTCTCCAAGTCGCAAAGCCATCATTAAGTTGTCAAATGTTTCCCTATATCGCCAAGACGCAAGTTCATCGCACCAAGCTCTATGAAACTGAACACCACGCAACCTGTCTGGCTCAATCGCTGGCAGTCCTAAGATTTTTGAGTTATTTTGGAAGGTTATCTCACTTTCTGACTTGTTATATCCAGATTCAGCTAGTAAGTCTTTATCCAATACAGACAATATTCCAGATTCACCTTGAAAACATATCTTTCTTAAATCTCCATGTGTTGGAGCAATAACACCACAAATAACATTTGAATTTAATAAACAATATTGGATTATATCCATAGCTCCACATTTTGTTTTTCCCCAACCTCTACCAGCTAAAAATAATTGTATATTATAGTCATCTTCATCAACAACTATTTGATTCTTTCTGGCTTTGGTATACCAATCAGTTAATAGTAGTGTCGCTGTCTTTTTCTGTGAGTTTAGCTCTTTGAATGTCTGTGATAAGTTCCTTGAACTTGTCATCTTGCTCTGTGCCATCTTGAATCTCCAATACTTGTTTCTCAGTCCATCTAGCTTGAGTTTTTAACCAAAATATACATGCTGTTACAGCTTCTCTGCCTGTTCCTGTTGCTATCTTAAAAAGATTTTCTGATATTTGAGCATTAGCAGTAGCTTTGCCTTTAATGAGTTCTTCATCATAATATTTATAAAGAGATGGCTTTGATATGTTTAAGATAGAACATATCTGCTCATGTGGTAATCCAAGCCCAGATAAATGAACTACCATTCTTGCGTTTTCTTCTGTTTTGTTGACTATTTTAGGCATATATACCTTTTATAAGGTAAAAATAAAATTATTTCAACATAAAATAAAATTAATCCTATCTTGTGCAATCTTAAAATACTTCTCGTCTTTTTCAATACCTATAAACTTTCTATTTAAATGCTTACAAGCTACTCCTGTAGAGCCACTTCCCATTGTAAAATCTAAAACAGTTTCATTTTCTTTTGTGTAGGTTTTAATTAAATATTCTAACAAAGCTACTGGTTTTTGTGTTGGGTGTAATTTATCCAAATCAAAGTTAAATTTTTGTATTGCATTTGGATATCTTGTACCTTCGTTTTTAGTTATTATATTTTTTCCTATTCTACTTCCCTCTCTAACTATTGCTTCTCCACCTTTTCCCTGTCTTGTATTATATGCCTTACCTTTAGTCATTTGTGGATTATATGGACAATTAGAATTATTTTTAACAAAAGATGTAGCTCCATCAGAAAAAACAGATACAATTTCATAATTTTTTGAAGGTTGATATTTATAATTTAGAAAATTAACTCCTCTAGGCTTCTCCCATATCCAATCATATTTAAACCAATTTATATTTGATGTTCTTAAATATGAACTATAAGGCTCACTACCAAATAATACTATTGCTCCATTTTGTTTTATAATTCTTTTTAACTCTTTCCACATTGGCTCAAATGGAATTATACTATCCCATTTACAAGCTGTCGTTCCATAAGGTGGATCAGTAAGTATTAGATCAATACTTTTATCTTTTAGAGTTGGCAGTATCTCTAAACAATCTCCTTCTATTAACTGCATATTCAAAACAATTTACTTTGTTTTAAATCATCTACCTCTGGCTTAAACAGTATATCTACCAACCTATAACTGCCTTTATAGTTTGATTGTATCTTCTTACCAGTTGGCTTTAATCTAGTCAATTCATCTCGATAAATAATCATCTGTTTGTCTTTGTAGTGTAATATTAACCCACCTTTCTTGATTGCTTTTGTAAGTTCATAATCTCTGATACTACAATACTTGCCTTGCCACAGCTTAGTTACTGTTTTCTTAATCATATTTCATTCCCCCATGAATCCCAACCATCTCTTGTGTTTCTTGCAAAAAGTTCTATATATGGAGCATGTGATACACTTTCAATCTTCTCATAAAATTCTATTGGCTTTTTAGAATGGATAGTCTTTGGTTTTAATATTAAAGTGCTTTCGCTTTTAACCAATGGCTCTAATTTACCTTTTATCCCAAACAAGCATATTTCATGTTGCCCTCTAAAATAATAGCCTAACCCAAAAGAACTTGGAGAAAAATCAGTCTTAGCCCAAACTAAATTTGTTATGTATCTAAAACCCCAATGCTCCATAACTTCTAAACCATCTTTTAAAAAATTATTAGTTACCCACATATAAAGCCAACAATCATTATCAGCAATATCTTGAACAGGCAGTTCTTTAATATCTTTTGTTTTCATTAAAGGATAATGCCTGTCAGCACCTCTTTTCACTTTACCAGCTCCAGCTTCATTCCATGCTGGATCAGCATAGATAGTTTTATATTTTTTATTTGGAAATCTAATCATAATTAACCCTCGTAGTTCATGTCTGGTATAAATACTCTCTTAGCTGAACTCCATCTCATTTTACATTCTCCAATCGTACCTTGTACATCAATCTCTCTAATCTTAGCAATCCTTATAAGGGTTGATTCATCTTCATAATCTCTAGTAACAATAATGCCAACATCAGCTTTATTATTCCAATGTGCAGAGCCAGATACATCATAAAGTGAATTAACCACAAACTGACCTTCGGCTGTTCTAGTTTGTTTTGTTGGGTGAGCCACCATCATAGTTATCATATTGTGTTCTCTGTTCCACCTTTTAATATCTGATATAAGAATGGAGATATGTTCATCTTCTCTTAAACTTGCTCTAGCTGGATTTATTTCATTGTATGGATCAGTTATCAAACAATCTATACCAAACTCTTGTCTGCATATTTCAGCCTTTTCCAATATCCATTTAATATCTGGGCTATCATCTTTCATATCAATAAAGTAAAAATGCTCATTGATAAAAGCCAATGCGTGATTTAATTCTTCCTCGGTTATTCTATTACTGAACATTTTATCAAATGGCTTCTCGCAATATTTCTCAACTAGCCTTGCTACATTTCGGCTTAGTGAACTTTCTGGAGAATAAATACAGAATTTAAAATCATGCAAACGAGCAAGTTGTTGAGCTAAGTCAAGAGTGAAAGATGACTTTCCACTATTCGGTGTACCAGTAATCAGCATGAAAGAAGGCTTGATAATTTTTAGTAATGGATCAAGATTATCAAAGCCTGTTTCATACTGCTTTTGTGTTTTACCATCATACAAATTTTTAATATCTTTATATATATCTCGGCAAGTATAAATGCCTTCTAGTTTTTTGCTCATTGTCTGCTCCAAATTATTTGAGTTTTTATCCAGCTAACCAGTTCTTGTTTTTTACTTTAACCTCTATCTTATCTTCCCACCTTCCTTGATTCAGCCAAGTTGCACCATGAACGATAAAAGCTGGTGATGTATGTTTGACACTTGCAGCATATTTTTCCATAGCACTTATCAATTCATCTTCGCTTACTTCTTTAGACTTTACCAGATTATTATATATACTTTTACATTTCTTTTTCGCAATCTTTCGTGGAACTTTATCCCAAAAGATTTCAAATTTTGATGTTATATGTTTATCTTGAGTATTGTGTGCCACTCTGGCACTAGCTAAGTGCATATCTGGCACTAACCCTATATTTAATTTATAAAGATTAAAACCATATGCACCATTCTTTTCTTTGCGTATGGATATAAAATTTTGTTTTTCTAATTCCTGTATATGTCTAACAACGGATCTTTTAGAACATTCACATAACTTTGCTAAATGTTCTTGACTTGGATAGGCTTCGCCTTTCTCATTAGCATAATTACAAATCATAAGAAGCACCAACTTAGAGATTGGGTTCTTTGGAGACTGCTTTACTCCCCAAGCTAATGCTTCAAAACTCATTGATTGATCCCATAAAAATCATTTGGTGTAACTTTACCTTCTGTAAATTTATACACCACCAGCATTTCTGGCTTTCTAGGTATTACCCCATTATATTTCCATTTAGTTACTGTGGCTTCATTTAGACCTGTTTGCTTAGAAAATCTAGCAATACTTAATTGTTCTTCCTTTAAAAACTCGTTGAATTTCATCAATATCTCCTGTTTATACTATTTTGGTATAATAATCTTACCATATATATAAAATAAGTCCATTTATAACTTGCATATCCATATAATTTAATTATAATGTTATTTATGAATAATAAATCATATAGCAGACAATGAGCAGACATATTGGAATTGTAGCAAAAGGAATTGTTCTTGATAGTGTCATAGATGATTTGATTAAAGAACTTGCTGTTGCTACATCTAGTTCCGAAGTTATCTGGCAAGACTATCAATTCTATAGACCTTGCATAATTAATTGTGCTGAACTTTATAATTATATTTCTTTAAAATTTTATAGCAAAGAATCTATTATGAGAAATTGGTATGAATTTAAAGAACAATATGACGATAGAGCCATTCATGGTTTTATTGATTACTGCATTATGCTTTTCACAAATGATCCAATAATGAAAAGTATTGCAGAGATAGAACAAAGATTTATATACAACAAACTTAATGAAAGAATCCAAAAACTTAACAGGAGTATACAATGAGCAATGAAATAAAATTACCTAATCAACACTTAGAAGCATTTAAAAATGCAAGAATAGAGATTCAAAAAGTAGGTATATCAAAGAAAGGCAAGAATCAACATTTTGGGAACACTTACGCAACCCTTGATGACATTATTGAGATATGTGAGCCAATATTATTAAAACATGATTTGTTGACCAGCTTTACGCAAACTTATAATAATGTTGATAAAGATTCACTTGAGCAGTATCAAGTATTTTATAAAATGAAAATCACGCATGCACCAAGTATGCAATTTTTTGAATCGGAACTGACTTTATATTCTGACAGGAAACCACAAGCTCTGGGTAGTTCCATGACTTATGGAAAGAGGTATCTATATCAAAATATGCTGTTACTAGCCACCAATGAAGAAACAGATGATGACGCAAACAAGGCTCAACAATCTATGCAAAATAAGAAAGTGCAGAAAATTAACAAGGGAGATATTTAATGGATATACACAGCAGTATTTTAAAAGATGAAGTTAAAGAAGTTGCAGACGATCTGTCTGTTTCTGACTTACTCAAGTATTCTGATTTATTAGAAATAACTAGGATTGATATTAATGAAGTGTTAGAAGATATAGCAAAAAATAATATTATTGATAGAAAAGAGGTAAAATATAATGACTGACAAAGAGCTAATTGAGCTATCTAATAGCTTAAATAATAATGACCTAATGCGTTTAGTTCAAATGAATTCAAATCGTTTTTCAGTTTTTGTAGAACGACATGATGGCAATCACTGTGAAACATTATGTGATGTAGTTCCAGTTTGTATGAATGGTAATTCAATACAGATTAATATAAAAGAGAGCCTTTCCTTATGAGCTGGTTATCTTTTATAATTGGCTTTGCTGTAGGATTGATTGTTGCTGCTATAGCACTAAATTATAATTATCATATGATAAAGAAACAGGGAAAATAAAATGGATAAAGACGAAAGCTATCAAAATGTGCAAGAAGCAGAAGAAACACATGCAAGAGATTTAGAATTGCAACACCAAGAATATATCACTATTGAAAAAATGGATAAATTCTTAGAAACAGTAGATGACAATGCTAATGCAATATTGCATGTATCTATAGATATACATAAGACTTTGAAATTTTTAAAAACTTATGTTGACGAAAATAAAAACTTATATAGAGAAAATCATTATGAGTGTATAGAACGAACTAACAAAAAACTTAATATGGAGAATAAAGATGGAAGATAAATCAATCAAGACTGCAAGTGGCTATGAGATCAGAGTAAATTCTGGAAATATTTTTAAAAATAATTCAGAGAATCCACAAGCTCCATCTTATAAAGGACTTGTTAATGTAGATGGTATTGGATATAACTTGGCACTCTGGAAAACAGAAAAAGGTTATTTGAATGTTAAGTTTACCAAACATGAAATTACAGATAATGGTAAAAGAGAATCATATCAATATGACAATTCTAAAAAGCTAACTCCAGCACAACCAGAAACAACTATGGAGAAATCAGAAGGTGAATTTAATGATGATATTCCTTTTTAATGTGTTATGATGAAGATGATAATTTTTTCATACAAGCCCTTGCTCCTTTTTGTAAGGCATTTTAAGTTCTCCCTCTAGCAATAGAGGGAGTTTTTTAAAGAGGTATCAATGGGCAAACTTACACACTTAGATCAAGAATTTTTCAAAGATAATATCCATTACAATAACAATCAAGATTCAGAATATGGCATTGTGCCTATAGAGATGAATGATGGTATGACTGATCTAGTTCTTAAAGAAGTTATTAATTTTGGTGAAGAAGTAAAAACATCAACTAATGACAAAAACTATTCACATATGAGAAGTGTTGAATGTTGGCGACTACATCAAAAAGATTCTATTACAGCAGAACTAATCAGAAATGCTTTAGTCGATATAAACAAAACATTTAATTATGAATTATCTGGTATACAAGACATTCAATATCTGGAATACCATGAAGGTGGCAAATACGATTGGCACTCTGACATAGGCTCTGGAGTTGCGTCAATGAGAAAAATATCTATTAGCTGGGTATTGAATAAAGGTTTTGAAGGTGGAGATTTGCAGTTTTTTAGCGACAATGGAGAAATTGTAACTTATAATTCTGTGCCAAATAAATTAGTTTCTTTCACAAGTTTTTTGAATCACAGAGTAACACCTGTAACTAAAGGCATACGCAAGTGTATAGTATGTTGGATTTATGGCAAATCATCATGGAGATAAATTATGACTACAATCAATGATCAAGTAGAATATGATAATGTAAAAAAAATAATACAAGATGAAATAAATAATACTGTTGAAAAGATAAATGAAGAAATGAAGAAAGAAAGTTCAGAAGAAAAAACGAAGAATATTGCAAATTATTTTCTGCATTTAAGCAACATGAATCAAGCTAAAATATTAGTCAGCAACATAAAACCTACAGAAAAAGAAGAATAATTCAAAAATAAATTTAAAATAAATTAAAATAATTTATATTCTTTATATAAATCAATCACTTACAGCCCTATTTATTTGCTATATATTATTGACATATATACCATTATTTTATATACTTTCTTTATAGGTTGATAACAACTTATAAATAAAAACTTAAATAGGATATTAATTATATGAACATTTATAAATATATATTAAGAAATGAAAAAACTGGTAAATACAATGATGAAATAGAAAAACACATCTGGGATTTAAAAGTCGCATATTGCAAAGAAAGAAATGACATCTATGAAGATTGGGCTGATGAAAGTATGACTTATGAAGAACAAAAGTTTAAACCAGAAGATGAAGATGACTACCCTTACAAAGAAAATGGGATATTCATTTACAAAGTAGTTGAGTATGTTAGAGAAGGTATTGGAAAAACACCAACAGGAAGGTATTGGCACACGATTGTAATGGGATATGAATTACCAGAAAGTGTACTTATTTACCCAGATAAATCGTATTTAGAACCTAGTTCAAAGAAAGAATTTATGTCATCTAAATTCTATGGAGATGAAATAGATTATTAATTAAAAACTTAAACAGGAGATAGGAAAAATGACTAAATACACATTTATAAAAAAAGTAGACAATTTAGTAGAAAAAAATATGTTTGAACTTATTGATGAATATTGGGAAAGAAAATGGTATGAAAGGCGAGAGTCATCTGATTCTGATGATTGGACAGTAGAAGAAGTGCAAAAAGAATATGAAGCATATGGTGTTGAATTATGTTTGTTTCATTGTGAAGATGAAGAAACAAAATGGCTTCAAGTTTTTTGTGTAAAAGAACATAATTGGGATATTACAAAACAAAAAGTTTGGATAGAGGAATAATATTAACAGGGAGCAGAAATGCTCCCACTTACTCGGAGATACAAATGGAACAAATATTATTATTAGCTCTCTTGATTTTTGTATTTGCTTTTGCAGTTAGCAGATAAGAATAATCCAAACAATAGATATAACAGAACATTTTATAATAAACCATAATCCATCTGGTACTTTATAAGATATATCTTCTATTACATCTTTTACTTTTTCATAGCCTTGCTTTAGTTTATCTAACATTATTTTTTCCCCTTTACAAATCGTGCTATACCACCAACACCTTTTATTCCAAATGAAGCTGAAATCGCTATATACAATAAATTCTGATAATATTCTGGGAGTGTTCCTAAAATTTCAAAACCTTTTTGTACATCATCTTGAAATGGCTCAAAAAAAACAAGCAACGCAGGCAAAAGAAGTACACATAAAGCTAGTTCATCTTTAAAACTGGAATCCATTTGTGATACTGCTTTATTCTCCCACTCTGCATTTAATTTTTGTACATCAACTTTACCTTCTGCAACTGCTTTGGCAACAGAAGTTTTAGCTTCTATCTCTGCTTTTTTTAAATTAGATTTAGCTTGAGATTCCTTGCTTTTATTTTCAAGATAACCACCAACTGCTTTTGTAAGTCCACCAACAATCATTCCTATCATTACATTCCATCTCCATATTTAAAGAAACCTAAGATAACAGTTATTATTGAGCCAACAATGACAAGACCTTTCACAGCTCCCTTTCCCATGTTGACTTGTGCTTTTAATTCAGAAACTTCTTTTTTGATTGATCCCATTTCTTTTGAATTTTTTTCTACATTTTTAGATACAAAATCTAACTTCTGTTCTAATCTTAGCAAACATTCTTTTTCTGCTGATGTCATATTAGTTACCTAGTGATAATGGATTTGCGTTCATTGATTCAGTTACAGTCTTGAATGATTTATCAACATGCTCAACAATCTTATCTATATCTGCGTCTATCTTATCTATAGATGTTTTGTTGTTAGTTGCATTTATTTCTACAGCAGTAATTCTTTCAACGATTGCTGAATTGTCAGAGCTTGGAATACTTGCAACATTATCTTCTAAAACTGTCAATCTTGATGACACTTGGCTTAGCCACCAAATCCCACTCGCTGTTGGTGTTCCTATACTTATCAAAAAAAGCAGAATTAGCTTCGGTGTAATCTTTATCATTGAATCCTTGTCCATCATAAAACTCCATTTCTGTTTGTGTTAAGTCTATCGTATCTTTATAGGTGTTTGCAAAATATTCTTTATTAAAGCTGACAATCGTTTTTATGTCAATTTCTTGCACCACAATATCTGACTTAATTTTGGGGGTAGTCTTAGTAACAGAAGTTTTTTTACTGCCCTTATTTTGCGATTCAGAGCCTTGTTTTTTCTCTGTTTTTGTTGTTTTCGCTGTTTTTACCACTTTCTCTTCATTTTTTGTTGGCTCGTCTTTAAGTTCTTTTTCAGCAGATTCCTCTTTTTCTTCGGATTCTTTTTCTTTAGATTCAGCTAATTCTTCTTTTGTCTCTGACTCTTTTTCTTCAGATTTGGTTTCTTCTGATAACTCGCTTTCTTCATTCTTTCCATCAACTTCCTCATTCTTAGCTGATGTTTCTTCTTTCTGTTCATTTTGATTCTCCTTCAAATCTTCCTCTACTTTTACTTCTTCTAGTTCTGTTGGAAGTTCTTCTAAACTTTCTGGCAACTCCTCTATACTTTCTGGAATTTCCTCTCTAATTTCTTGTAATGTCTCTGGCTCTGGTTCACTCACAGATTCTATTTGTATATCATTTATTTCTGGCAAATCACTTGGCATTTCAATTTCTGGCATTTCTATAGTTGGCATATCAGTTAGATCTGGCATTTCAATTTCTGGTATATCGTTTTCTACAGGAACTTCTGCACCTGTATCTATTAATGTTGGCATTTCATTATTTACACCTACATTGGAAAGTTCTATATTCATCTGTTCAGCCCTTATATCAGAAGTTATGGATAATTGTGGTGATAAAGTTGCAATTTGTACATTTTCTGGTGGATTTATTTCAATAATCCCACTTGAGATAGTATTTACTATTGATGTTGCGTCTAATGAGCCAATTTGCACAGTTTCTACAATAACAGGCTCTATTATCTGCTGAATTATGTTGTCAGACGCATTTATTTGGCTTATTTGCTCAACTTCTTGCTCTTGGGCTATAACTATGTCAGAAAGAGTTAAACTAAGGCTTAAATCGTCTATAATTGTGCCAAATTGACCAGCTTTATTGCCTGTATCTAGTCCAGCATAGTTTACAGTCAAAGATGTGTTGGCAGTTTCAAATGAATTCGTTACATCAACAGAATAATTGGTCGTAATCACTCCATCATTATAATCAGAAGTAAAATTATGCGTTAGCACTTCGCTGTTCGTGCCATCTGATAAAGTCATAGTGATATTAACAGGATCAAGATTATTTTCTGTGCCAGTTTGTGTACACCAGTTTGAGCCTTCATTGTTACAGCCAATAGATATTAAACTGCCAGATATTGATGTTACTTCTTTGCTTTCTTCTGCAATATTATCAAGCTGAATAGATTGTGTTATTGAGCCACCATCACTACCACTAAATCTAACTGATTTATTTATATCTCCATAATTATTGCCATCATAAGCAACATTCCCATCTAGCTCCCAACCAGTCGTCTGGTCATCAAATGAGCCATTACTTAGGAGATTTGTTGTGTCTTGTGCCTTGACCTTTTGAGTTGCTATAATTACTAACATTATAATCACCACCCAAGTAGTCTGGGTATTTAAGTATATTCCCATAATTATCTATATATCTCATTTTTTTATAAAATTTAATTGCTTCTTTGCCTATCAATGCTTTTTTGCCATTCCAGATACTACATGGAGTTCCAGAATGAAGCATAGCTGACCAAACTTCTTTGCTCCCAGCACAAAGAACAGATATTGACGCAACTTTTAATCCAGCCTTGCTGAGAGAATTTGATAACATTCTTCGTTCACAATTCCAATCTGTAAATGTTGTTCCAGAAGAAATACCAACTACAGATGTAGACACACTTCCAACTACAGGGAAAGAACAAATCATTTGAGAATAACTTTGCACACTTGGAGCTATAGCTGATGGTGGTGGTTGGTTTTTATAATTAACTGTACTGTCTGCACCATATGAAGCCATTGAAGCCCATATTAAAGCAATCATCATTATAAATAAAAATATTATAAAACCTCTTCGCATGAGAAGGACACTCCATATAAACTAATGTGATTCGCACTCCAAGTTAGCTCATTGTTGATCATTCTCATAACACATTTAGGACTTGCATATGTTACTGTTGCGTTGTTTGCTAATGTCGCAGATAAAGGTGGCTCTATTGTTAAGGTTGCATTACCGCTTCCATCACTTGCAACATCAGCAATAATCATATGCAGTTTGCTAGTTGCTCCTGAATTAAATTGCACATAGTCGCCTTTTTTAAATAATTGTGATTCAGAAGTATCTGCACCATCAACTGTTACATCAAACGCACCCACAGCATGGTCAGCACTTACCGCAATCGTATTTGCTATCGTACCTTGCACAGCACTTGCGTCTGGATCACCCATCAGAAAAGTTCCGAATCTACCATGTAATTGCATAAAAAAAGCTAACCATTCGTTTGCTTGTGTTCTATTCATGGGTGGCAAAGTAACTGTGCTGTACCATTTTGCACCTGTAAACTCATGCACTTGCGTTGAATAGGTAAATGGACTTTGACTTTGAGCTACAGCTTTAGCGATACCCCATTCACTTCTTACAAAGTTTGGGCTAGTAGGCATTGTAAGTGGATATGTAGGCTGTCCCATTTATGCTCCAAAGTCCTTCGCAAAAGTTCCACCTCGCAATCTGGCTTCTCTTACTGCTGATAATGTGTTTTCTTTTATGGCTGGTAACAAGTTCAAGACTTCTGCTCTTACAGTTTGACTTACACCTGTAGCAAAGTTTAGGTTTTGCTCAATCGTAACACCACCACCCATTTGATTATTTGGCACTACTGTTCCAGCAGTTTTAGGTACAAACATTTCTGCACCTCTCTCTCCAACCATATAAGGCATATTTGGATTTACATTCCCACCCATAGCTCTTGCACCTAAAGGCATAGCTGAACCTGTTAAACCACCCATTATCATATCTGTATTTGTTAAACTTGCTGTACTGCCACCAGAGCCACCCATGAAAAACCCTAATGCTTTTTGTAAAAAATTACTGCTTCCACCACCACTTGCCATTTGAGTTGCTTCCATAGATTCTTTAATTTCTTTTAAAAGCGGATCTATAACTCGTAATTGAAATATTAAAGCAACAACTTGCTGTAATACACTTTGAAAAATATCAACTAAACTGTCTTTGAAATCTTTGCCACTAACAACAGCTTCACCAAACGCAGTTGAAATACTCTTGCCAACATCTTCAAATTTTTGATTTATTTTGTCTAGTTGTGTCATTTCTAAATCAAATTCTTCTCCTTGAAGTTCGGCTTCTCTGTCCATTTTTATCTGCTTCATTTGAGCTTCAAGTTTAAATTTTTCTCTAAGTTTTTTGTTTGCTTCTGCAAGAGCTTTAGTTTCTTTCTTCTGCTGTTCGATTGCTAATTTTGCACCTTTACTATAATTTTCTCTTTCTTTTTTTACTCTTTCAAATTCTTCATTCTGTAATCTTAATGTTTCATTTAACTCCTCATTTGCTCCAACAAATTCTTTAACTTCTTTTGTAAGTTGATGAATTGCCACACCACCCAAAGCAACACCAGACATTATCATAAATAATGGATTCACTAACATAGTTAAAGTCAATGCTCCTATACTTGCTTGAAGTCTAGCAATCGCATTTAAAACAGCAGCTCCAGCCAAAACTTGAAAAAATAATTTTATATTATCAATATTATCTACAAGGAATCTGACAAATTTAGCAAGAGATTCGCCTAATGTTTTGCCAATCTCTTTAATTCTTTCTTGATTATTATCTAAAAAAACATTTAAGTCGCCAAATTGCATTTTTAATTCTGCAAAAAAAGATTCACTTACTGCAATCTGAAATTGCATAAATTTATCTTTAATCATGGACAAAGTACCAGTTAAAGTGTTAGCAAGTTCATCTGTAACATTTCCAAATGTGCCACCTTTACCAAACACTCTTTCAAATGCTTCTCTTGTTTGTTCGGCAGATACAGTTGCTCCAGCAGAGAATCCAAGTAAATCTCTAACTCCTCGTTCTCTAAAAACATCAGCACTAGCTATACCACCAGAAAATGATCTTTGGATTTGTTCAGCAGTTTGTCTAAAATCAAGACCTGTTACAGCAGCGACATTACCTGTAATCTCTAAAACTTTTGCTAATTCATCTGCGTCATCTGCAACAACAGCTAAATTTCCAGAAGCCTGTTGTATTTCGCCAAGTGTAAATGGAACTTTACCAGCAAACTCAAGCATTTTTTCAAATGCTCTTTCCCCTTCTGCTGCTGTGCCAAAAAGTGCTTTTAATCGTATTTGGAGATTTTCAATTTGTATTCCTGTATCAATAACACCTTTTACAAATACAGCTCCAAATGCTACAGCTAAAACTGCACCTACCTTTGTTGCTGTGGCTGTTACACTTGCAAGACTTTTTGAAAGATTATTAAGACCACCACTCATTCTTTTTGATGAGTTGCCAACTACTTTATTGGCTTCTGCCATATCTCGCTTAAGACCTTTTAGGTCAGCTTCAATCTTTACAATTAATTTGTCTAGTTCAGTTGCCATTAGTTATCTGGGTATAACTCCATTAATTCATTTAACTCATCTTTGTCCATTGGTTTATCCTTGTTGCCACCATTGAACTCACTAAATCCTTTTATCGCTAGAGTTATTTCGGTAATGCTCATATCCCAAAATACTGCTGGATTAATACCTATCATACCAATACAAACTTCAATCCATCTCTGATATGGTAGTTCAGCTTCTTCGTCTATTCCTCTACTGGACTTTTTTTTTCGTCATCAGTATCGTCATCAACATTCAAAGCCAAAGTTACCAACTCTCCAGCCATCTTAATTGCTTCTAACAAGCCTATCTCTGCAATCAATCCTTTAACTTCTTTGTCTTTTATATTATTTCCACCAGCCCTTATTGCCAAAGTTATAACAGAAATTATCTCAGTCATAGTAATATCAGCTTGTGCCAACTTATTACCTAGCTTCAATATGCTACAGCCCAAAGCCTGTTCTATCCTAATAATAGTATCAAGGCTCATTCTTGCCTTGTACTCTGTATCATTAAACAGAAGTATCTTTTCTGCTTTTAGCTTGTTTATGCTCATTGTTTTTCTCCGATTTTGTTAATATTACAATAACCTCGTCTCTATCTCCAAGATTCTTTGCGTAGCTGATTGTGTAAGATTTCTTGTCAATTTTAATCACATCTGTATCTTTGAAACCCTTGTAATAAGGTATTTCTATTTCAACATTGTTTTCACCAATGTTCACTTGTGCGTCTAATTTCTTAGAGCCAACTTCTATTGCTTTCAGTTCCCACATTATGGTCTCCCAATATCTATTGCTTGTATGGTAAGTGTACCACTAGCCGAAGTTCTTATCGCACTAATAAAATAGCCATTTGGTATTGCGACAAATGCTTCTTCGCCTATGCCTATGTGCATATCGTTTGCTGTTGCGTCTGTACCAGAAGCTGCGTTTATACTTATATGACAAGCTGTGGTCGGACATAATCTCACCACTCCACTTGGGATTGTCAATCCACTTGTGGTTGCTGAACTATCAGTATAAGCCAATGCAGTATTGTTAATCACTTGATAAATCATAATTTACCCCCTAATTATACTGTTGCAAATGTAATCGTACCAGCACTTTCAAATGACATAGAATAAGTTACTTCGCCATTATATGATCCAGCATATTCAATAGTTGTTACTTGAAATGCACCTGTAAAGGTTGCAAAATCTGGCACAAGTAATTGAAAGTTGCTGAATGTTGAAGCTGCAAAAGCTGTTCTTACACTTGCTTCACTTGCAGAATCAGTAAATACACCAGAACCACTTATACTAAAACTTTGGATTCCAGCGTCAGCTAATAATGTTCTGACTTTTGATGAATCTTTATTTGTTACATCTATTGTTTCTGCGTTAAGGCTTATTGATGTATCTCTTAGACCAGCAACAGTTGTAAATGTTTCTGGGCTACCAGCATTACCAATTTTGACAAGTAACGCACTACCTTTTTGTACTGCCATAATATATCTCCATTAAAATTAACTATCATACACAATCACAGATAAGGATAGCACTCCATGTCTAGTAATTCCATTATTTTCTACAAGTGTAATTGTGTTCCTTACTTGACTTACTACCATGTCTGCACCAGATACAGAATATGTCGTGTCGTGTAGTAACTCATAAATTCTTTCCATAGCATTAGATATTTCTTTTTTACCTCTATATTCTGACCAAACATCAATATCTATATTGTATTCATTACCATCTAAATTCTTTGTTCCTCTGTTGATAACATTAATATTGCCTATAACAACATAAGGATAAGATGTATCTTGTGGAACATTATCAAATATTTTATTATTACCAACAATACCATCTAAAGTGCTGTCGCCATTTAAGGTTGAGTAAAGTATTGTTTGTAAGTCAAATGAATGAAAGCTCATGTTATTTTTACATTCCCCAATGATATATCTTTATATTTTCTATTAGCATATTGTTTAGTGTCTTTGAAGGCTTGTGATTCTTTACCCATAAAAGGTCTTTGCAATCCACCTCTGGCAAAACTTTGCTCTAATATATTTGCATAACTTACTCTAGTTTGAACTGATGAAAAGTTTCTGCTTTTAGTTGCTAATTCAACAAAAAAACTATTAACTAATCTTCCTGTGTCTATCGCTGGTGGATTATCTTTTGATGAAGCTATATGCGTTTTACCACCTCTAATATAAGTTTTACCATCTCTCGGAGTTTGTTGAATACCTTGCATAATATGATTTCTAAACATATTGGCAACATTGTTAAGATAACCAGCAGTTTTAACATCATATAGGTCTAAGGCTTTATCAGTCTTTTGTTTCATCTTAGATTGAATAGTTACCTTGACTGTCATTAAGTTGCTACTCCTTCCTCTGCGTCTATGACTTGATACCTTTCTTTGCCTTCTAATAAAGAAGCCACATGCTGAATATTAAATAATTTTGAGTTATAACTGATTCTATGTTTTGGTGTCAAAGATGAAATATATCTTATGGTGAAACGATAATTGCTTCTATCTTGTATCTGGTCGCCAAAAGAATTTTCCGTACCAGATAAGTTTTCTACTTTAGCCCATACTGTGTTTGCTGTTGAGAAAGTAGCTGCTTGGCCGCCACCAGTATCAGTTGATGTTCCAAGTGATTGGATAACAATTCTGTTTCGCATTTGCCCTAACATTACGCACCCATTTGTCCTACATATTGAGCTTGACCTCTATATGGGTGGACAGATAAAGATTTAATTCTATAAGCCTGTAATAATTGTGTCGCACTTGTTGGAGCTAATACTCTTTTGCCATCTAATAAATCTCCTCTATGCTCAAAGAGATAAGCAGAATATTCTAAACAAGCTGATTTAATATCATAAGGGACTGCTGTAGTTGCTCCATATCCAGCCACATATTGAATCTCTAAACCATTGGCAACTCTTAAACTTGTAGGATAGCTTTTACCTTTCCTTAACACTATCTTTGCTGGAACACTTACATTATCGACATAATAATTTGAACTGGCAAAAGTGGTTGCTGTATCTGCGTCATCATGCGACTTGATGTGAGTAACACTTGATACAGGGCTTTTTGGCAATAAAATATTTTTAGTGCTAATGTTTCTATCAATGCCGACATACATGCCTTCTTGTAAAGGTGTATCAACATCATAAATAGAATCAATAAAAAGTTGATAAGTAACTGTGGTCAAAGTTCTGTTAGTATATTCTTTCGCCCAGTTATGGACAGCTCTTTCAATTAATGCAACAACAGTATCATCATCAGATGAATCTATTTTATTCCATGCTTTTATCTCAGCTTGAGTTACTGCGTATGCTGTTTCTGCTGTATGTACTTTTAGTCCAGCCATTTAGTTTCTCCTAATCTGCGTCTGCAATAGTGTTACCATCTGCTACCCAAGCAAGTATAGCTTGATAATCTGTGTTCTCTGTGTTGATAGGTACAAAACATTCTTGCCCACCTATTGTTGCTTTGATACTTACATTTCCACTACCAATCATTCCTGTTTGATATTGTGCTGATGTTACTATTTTACCTTCCATATATTACTCCTATAATTCTGCATCTAAATCTAACGAAGCAGTTCCAGATTGAAAAACACTACATGGGTGCGTTGCTGTCATACCACTACTGGTCATAGTTACATCTGCTTCAAAAGTATTTTCATCAGTATAAGTAGCAGAAAAAGCTGTGCTTTGTGGTTGATGACTATTGGAATAAAACCAAGAGAAAGTACCATTATGTGTTGCAGTAGCTCCTGTTCTCATTGAAGTAATTAAACCAAAACTTGCTCTGGCTACTGTGTTCGTAGCATTAGCAGAACCGATTAATGGTGGTTGTGTATATTTTTGGAAATACCTTTGACATCTTAATAAGCTATTACCAAACGATTCATGTTGAAATGCTGGTATAGTGCTAGATGTAAACTCTCCTACTTCTAATTGAACTCCTGTTAAATACCAATTATTTGAAGTGCTATCTGCTAAATTTACTTGACCAACTGCTCTATTAGCATTTGTGGTGTTCCAAGTTTCGCCTAAAGTACCACTAGAATATGTGCTACCAGCTCCAAGCCACCATTGAATCGCTAAACTGTTACCATTATCATTACCTAATACTCCAGTCGTATCTGCTGGAAAATTTAAAACTTTTTTCTCCCAAGTATTAGCACTTGATATAGTATATGATTTTGAAACAAATCTTGTATTATCAGCGTCAATAACTTCTACAATATAAGTGCCTGTTTTTGCTGACTTAACCCAAAAAGATACTGTTACTTTTTCAGCAGATGATGTACCTTTTTTAAGTAATTGAACATCTTGACCTTCTATTCTGTAGTGCAATAAACCTAAATCACCAGCACCTAAACTTGTATCTGCTGTAGTACAATTCCATTTTAGAGAGGTAGCAAATCCACTACCTGTTGGTGCGTCAGTTTCTTGTGTCATAGTCCAAGTACCAAAATTAGTCATTAAAAAACCAAATCTATCCATTTGATATCCAGAGCCAGTTTGTCCTGTTAAAGATGTACCTCTTTGTGCTACTGCCATATCACCATTAATAATAAGTGGTTCAGTATTAGGTCTTAAAGAATCGCCACCAACATCTGCAAAAGATAAAGTTCCAGAGCCATTTGTTACTATACCTTGATTGGCAGAGCCATCAGCACTCGGTAAAACGAATATCTGGTCGCCAGTTAAAGCTGGTGCTTCAAAGCCAACATAATTACTACCTTCATAAAATCTTAATTCATTGTTTGAGCCACCTATGGATAAGTTTCCAGCAGTTGTCAAAGCTCCACCATCTGCTATGGTAAGTGCGTCATCTCCATCTGTAAATTCAAGCAATGCTGTTCTTATAGAATCAGATTTAAAATATTCTACTGTGTCATTAGTTTGGTCTAATTCGCATATGGTAATAAATGCGTCATTATCTTCATTTCTAATTTTAAGAAGATTATTTGTAGTGTCATAAAAAAGTTGATTAGCAAATGTAGTTGAAGGATCAGAGCTTCCAGAACTGGTACTTGCCAATGCTTGTAAAGCTGAATTTATGTCAGCCCTAGTATTCGGAAAGGTCTGGTTTGCTATGGTAAAATCATTCTGGCTCATTTTTTCACTCCCTTAAAATAATACTTAGATTATCATAATAATTTTAAATTAACTACTCTCTAAAAACCCAAATCCTTTAGCTACAAAGCCAAAGTTTCTATCTATAACACTTCCACCAGAGTTCTTAAATTTTATGGTAAAACCAGTTTCAGATTTGCTGGTAATCTCATAAAAATCTCCTGTCGCTAAATTATCTGCACTTATCCCTAGTCCTTGCAATTCTTTAA